AAGAAGGTTAAGGCACCAGGAGATGCAGCCATCGCAACTGGTCAAAAGCAAGGTGCAGCGAAACCAGAAATCGATCAGAATGTAGACAAGATCGTAAGTGCTATGAGAAAGTTACAACCAGCAGGCACTAAGCCACTACCACCTGCATCTAAGTTAGCACAAGAAATCACCAAAGACTTAGCCAACGTATCAATGAACAAAGACTATTTGATACGAGTCGGCGACAAGATTCTTAAATTAGATAACGCTGGATATGATGTAAAAGATTTACACAGACAATTCATGGGTCAATATGCTAAAGGCAATAAGCAGAAGACCATACAAGAGAGTATGGGTGAAGAAAGACTGATGGAAATCTATCAGAAATTATCAAGTAGCGAAAGATTTAGAAATGCATTACAGAAAGCAGGATATGATCCTGATTTAGCAATAGACCGTATAGGAAAATTATTGTCTAAGAAGAGAAAAGAAAAAGAAGATAGAGAGAAATATCTAAGAACTGACGAAGTATTCGGGGCATTAGCGAGGGGTGCTAAAGCAGCCGCAGGCAAAGTCGCAGGAATGTTCAAAAAGGGCCAACCCGCAGCAGGCGCAGCACCTGCAGCAGGCGGTGATCAATCAGCCGCGGCCGCACCTGCATCTGGTGAACAGCCAGCAGCAGGACAACAACCTGCAGGCAAGCCTAGCATGGGCGCATGGTTCCGTGACAATTTTATGAAGGGTTTTTTGAGAGGTATCAAACTAGGTACATCACAGCAACAAATAGATGATATCTTGAAGCGTATGCCTCAGAGTTTGAAGTCTAAATCTTTAAACAAAGATTTAACTGATATCGCAAATATCGCATGGGCTGTATCAGACCAAGGCAGAAAACAAGATTCATAAAATGAAATTTGCGAACGAAAACGAATTCTTTCAACGTATGAGAGAAAGATTTCGTCAGTTTGACGAAGATGCCAGGTCGTTGCTTGAGGGTAAGGGTCACTTAGACCATCCTGAAGACCTTGTTATATTATCCGATGTAGCAGGCGCTAACCAGGCAGTCAATGCTATAGTAGCCACCGCTAAAAATCCTAAAACAATTACTATCAAATGGGATGGATATCCTGCATTGATATTCGGTAATGGTCCAGATGGTAAGTTCAGCATAATGGACAAGCACATGTTCAACAAGAAAGACATGTCGGGCAGAAATATACACAGTCCAGAAGAATTTATAGAATACGATAGAGCGAGGGGGGTTGACCGTGGTGAACTTAAAAATATCATTACAAACATTTGGGCCGGTCTGCAAAAAGCAAGCCAAGGAACTAAAGGCTACTACTGGGGCGACATGCTTTTCGGGCAACCGCTCAAAGACCAAAACGGTCTATTTAAGTTCAAAGCGAATCCTAACGGTATAGCATATACTGTAGATGTAGATAGCGACATAGGTAAGTTGATCAATGGCAAGACTGCTGGTATAGCAGTACATCAATTCATACCTGCTGATGCAGCCACTACCGATGATGCTACCCCATTGAATGGCACTATAGGGCAGTTGAAAAACAATAGTGATGTCGCTATAATTCCTAGTGCTATGCCTGTAGCACCCTCAGTTAAATTAGATCAAGGATTAGTGAATAATGCTAAGGCTGCGATAAGACAGCATGGTAATGCTGTGAAGAAACTTATGCAGGCTCCTCAAGCACGTAATACATTCAATCAGTTGTTCACTACATATATCAACAAGAAAATCGTGTCAGGTGATCTTAGTAATTTAGCAAGCGATTTCATGGAGTACTTTGATAGTAGGCCAATGACTCCTTCTATGAAGAAAAAACTAGCAGATCATATCAATGCTAACAAAGCAGGTATAGAAGGGCTATTCACTATATGGGTCGCTATCTATAACTTGAAAAATCAAGTAGTAGAACAGTTGGCCAAGCAAGCAGAACAAAGCCCCGTCAAGGGCTATCTACAGAGTGGCCAGCAAAGCCAAGAAGGATTCGTCAGTCAGGGCTTGAAATTCGTAGATCGTATGGGCTTTAGCCGTCAAAATCTTTCAGGCCAACGCTAACCAAACCAGCATTTTTTTGTGCCAGGCATAAATAATAGTATGAGACAGTAGGTCTCAACATATTAGGAGATTTTAAAATGGCACAGTTTACAAAAGTCAATGGTGACTTCAAACAGGTTCTATGGTTAGATGCACCAGAGTACACTAACAGCGGTCTAAACGCAGTAACTTCAGGTGTAACAGTTCAGCCTCAGGGTCCAAAGTTAGACTTCTTCACAGTAGAAGCAGCCGGCGCTTTGACTCCAGCAGAAGTTGCAACTGGCATTCAGACTATTCAGCAGTTAGCAGTTATTCATATCTATGAGTACACTGACGCAGCACAAGATACACTAGCATTCGCAGTATATCCAACAGGTGCATGGACAACTGGCTCACTAGACACAGCACTAGGTGCTCTAGGCGGCGGTTGGGCAGCATGTGCAACAACTGCATCAGCAACTTTCTCTAACTAATAATTAGTTTAAGTTAACAAACAAAGGACCCGGGATTTATTCCCGGGTCTTTTTTTGGCTGTAAATAACAACATGCACAGGATTGCCTGCTATACGTTGTTTGATATTACAAAGACTGGGATATTGAATCGTGCTAGACCGGGTGATGATATAAAAGACACGAATGCGTGGTTTAGAATGCGTAACACACAATGCAATTTTGATACTATACTACAAGTTATATCATTACGCGCACAGCCCGATGTAGTCCAAGATCCTATGCGGATAGAAGTAGATTTGAATAAAAGTGAATATTTTGGATTAGTGTTGAAAGACAGTACTGTACCCGCTTGGAAGTTTGTATTTGAAGTACAGCATTCTAGCGTATTTGAAGATGGTATAAATGAACTAGGAGCCCTATATAAGGATTGTATCGGCGTTCCTATGATAGTATGTGATTCACAGTGGCATAAATCCGGGTCTGAATTAGACGTAACTTTAGAAAAAAGAAACATCTATTTTGTTAAATATGATTATGAATAAGTCAAATCTTGTCAAAAAGATAAAGGACATTTTCATCGTAAAAGAGTACGATGGAACTTATAACCTTTTCGGTACTTACATCATACGTCCAGAATCTAACGGGATTTTCAGGGTCACTACGATCAATGATCCGTATGCAGACGAACCGGAGTTTTCGACACTCAGATATGCAGTTACTTATTGCGTGTTTGAAAAGAACCGTAAAGACAAAGAGACTAAGAGACTTAAAGAATTAGATAGATATATCGGTGGATTAGACGTATCTATAGCACAACATAAGAAGTTGATGCAAAAAAGGGAAGTTCCGGATAAGTTCATATATCTTGCTAAATTAGCAGAAGATCAACTTAGAAGGAAGAATGCATTGAAAGAGATAGACGGATATGCGTCACTCTCCAAGCATTTACAGACTAGAAAGTATCAAGAATATCAGGATCAAAACTGAGCAGGTCTTGATAAATACAATTATTAATATGGGATTTTTGCCATGAGACTCAACGAACTAGATAAAGCAAACGTAGCAACACAAGCATTGAAAGCCAACTTTGATGTTAGTTTCGATGCCACTAAATTAAACCGCGCACAGACTAAGACTATGTTAGAGAAAGTGCATGGTCTAATTAAAGAAGCCAAGGCTAAGCCTGATTTCTATAAGAATCAGAGCAATCCTTCATACATGAAATTAGTATTCATGGCTCAAGCATTGACTGAGCATTACTTGACTACTAAATCTGCAAAGATCGTCGTTGAGAATGAAGAAGTAGAAAAATCACAGGTCATTCTTGCTGCACAAGATATGCTTGACAGCATACAGAAGATGATCGAAGAAGTCAATGATATGCTTGTCAAGGAACTTCCAGCATTGTCAGATAGCATTCAGTCAGAGATCGGCGTAGAGCAATCAGGTGCATTCAACCAAGTTGCAAGCACAGCGTTGACTACATTGAATCAAACACTAAGCCAGACTAAGACTGAGATGAAGAATGCCATGAACGCATTGACTGGTGTAGGTAGCCCTGAAGCATTAGGCGCACCAGCAGGCGGCGAAGAGATGGCAGTGACCGACGTTGCAGCCACAGCAGGTCCAGCCGGCGGTGAAGTAGCAGGCGCAGAGATGGACATGGC